TCCACATGATTCAGGCGCTTCTGTTGACGAACGGCGTCGGCGGCCATCGCGGCGATCATCTCGATTTCCGTTAGCGGTGCGCGAGTACGGAAGTAGGCGTTAACTAAGTCGCGCTGAACCTTCCAGGCCAAATCATCGTTGAATGGCTTAGTAAGCATCAAGTACCCAGTTTCCGTAAATACTCTCAGGCCGCGAAAAGGCACATCAACATTGAAAGGACGTAATACGTTGTTTTCTGAATATTCAATAAGATACGTGTCAATTCCTTCAACAAAACGCTCTTTGTTACGAAGGTAAGCAGCGCTTGCGGTTCCTTCCGGTCGCTGGTGGACTTCATCAATCATCGCCAGCGTCACAACACGCTGACCGCGATATTCGACTGCCGGAAGCTGTTTGTTATTGATCGTTACTGTGTTCATTTCCGTCCTCCTTAGTGCATAACCGGCATGTCTGGCATACCTTCTTTCTGAATCTGTTCAATGAAGCTGTCATGCAGTATGTTGAATCCTTCCCGGCCCATCGCTGACAGCCTGAATCCGCATTTTTCGTCAGTTACAACCATGTCCTGATACATACGCAGCGCCAGTTGCTGGCCAACGTCAGGCCCGTATTTTTCAATTGCGCCCGCCTCGATATGGTTAGCGAGAGCGAAACGCTCAGACCACGGATAAATGCTGATTGAACCGGGTTTTCCGGTGTATACAACGGCTGTATCTACGCCGCCCTTGTCATTCTGAACATCGACAGTCCCGTTCTTCTCCTGCTCCTCAGCAATGAACACGGCGACAACAAGCCAGCGCCATAGGATGATTTGTTTTTCAATACACGGCATAAACCAGCCGCTTTCAATCCCTTCCATAATGCAAGCTATCAGATCGAGCCCGTCCGGAATTCGTTTGTCATAGTTACCGTTGTCGATCTGGCGAACCGCAGTTGAATAACCAATAATTCGATTACCAAAACGGATGCCTGTTAATGTAGGTTCAGGGGTAATGGTTGAATTAATCATCAATACTCTCCTTTTGGTTTGAAGGTTTATTGTTCATTTCCGGTCCTTAACTTTGCTGTATCGTTCATGGCTCATTACTTCCCAGTTCTGGCCGCCGTCTCGGGACAGCAGCCGCCAGCGGCGATTAACCCTCAGACTCAGGTTTCCGGAGCCGTGCATACGACAGGGATGAATTCGTCTGGCTCTGAACTGGCGGAGAACACGGACCGCCTGCAGGTGCACCCACTCAGGAATTCGTATCGCTGTCAGGGCCATTGTCCTTCTCTCCTGCAGGTGGGGTGATCGTGTAACCGGCGCGTTCAGCCATCCATAAAAAAGTCTCCAGCGATGCTGTAACCTCGCCGCTCTGAACCGGGCGCACGTGGATTACTTTCCCGTTCTCGATTGTCAGCACGATATTTACTGGTTCGTGCGTGATAATTGGTGTCTGATCACTCATGGCTTGTCTCCGCTGTGACTGATTTTTGTTTCTTGGCAAACTCGACCAGCTCAGCAATGAGATCGTCGATTAATACCTTTCCGCTTTCTGTCAGGAACTCACCGCTGCCATTCACATCTACGGCGTTGCTGTAAATTCCTCTGATGGCTTTTACGCCGTCAATATTCCCGTATTCACTGAGAGCCAGCTTTTCGAATCGTCTCAACAGACCATCAAGCAGTATTTCTGTTAATTCGACGGTGTTTATTCCCCCCTTAGGCATATTAATAATGATGCAGGTGCTTCCGGTTTTATGCTGGTGGCGTAATAACCCGGCTTTAAGTATTCGGCGTCGATATATTTCTATTAATTTATCCATTGCGCTGTTCTTCCTCCAAACTCATAGCTATTTCCTCCTCCTTTTCGGTCCATCCGTGAATCTCAGCGGCTAGGTCATAAACCAAAGCACATATAGTTTTAAGTTGAAATCTGTCGAGCTTGTCGTGATATTCATATAATGTTTGCGATAAACCAGATAACTGTTCTGCTTTGATATTCACGCCCTGAATATCCTGCCTTTTTAAAATACTCATAATTACCGTCCATATGTTTTTTTTAGGTAAAGTCGAGCGATTACCTCGTAACCGCAGGCCGCATAAAGGCATGCTGATCTATATGCCGATTTATCTTTGATGAAAGTCATACGAAGCGCCTCACAGCTAAAGATGCGACAACTCTTCCGTGAATACGGATGTCTTTTTGCTCACCAGTATTAAGTGCGAAAGTTTGGTAATGGAGATTGTCAGAAATATTCTTTAGTGACCCGTCCGGCAAGGGTTTTATTCTCTTGATAAACAGGTGGTTACGACCAAAAATATCGCCCGTAAAAAACATAGATATAGATGCTGGGTGTAAGAACGCGGCCACCACAATCAACGAAAGCAACAACAACCTCGCAGGGTTCGATAGTCGGCTGCATTGAATCACCTTCCGTCCTGCAACTCTTAACTCTGTTTCCAAAATCATTAATATTGTCAGAGCCGAAAAGCATTTGTGGTGTTTTAATTGGCTCGTTAAAAAAAGTGAATTTTGCATTTTCATTTCCTCAGGGTGAGTTTTTCCCCACCCGAAAAGGTGTTAATGACGATTAGTTGAGTTAATTACTTAGTTAAATGGTAGAGAGCATTTTTTTTATGTCAGGATGTTCATCAATGATTTTTTTAGCATCATCACATGCCTCGTCATATGACTTGAAGAAATCAACTAATACAAAATAATTTTCGATGCGTTCGTAAACGGCGAACTCCATCTCACCGGCAAATATCGTATTAAATTGGTAATCAAATCCTTTATCGTGAGGCTGCACAGCATGGCAATAAGACCAATGCGAATTTGCTGATCTAAGCTTGGCGTGAATATCAAATATCTGGCCAATTGGTTTATGTTGGGAGTTTGTGTTCATCTCATTGGCTCCGTTGGTTGCCGATGAAATGAATTTAGCAAAATGGTAAATCATGAGCAATACTAAAATGCTAAATTATTTGCTTTTTTCTTTATGCTTTTGATAAATATGAGTATTTGATATGCTGATGCCCATAAAAAAAACCGACCAAGAGGTCGGCTTGCGTGAGGATAATTGGCAGGCTACATGATTGGCATCTCATCATTGTCAACATAACGGGTATGTTTAACAATAGCCGAAACAAAGTGCATTTTCTCGATTTCATCCGGGCTTACTGTGATAGGCCTATGCTCGCTATTCACGCTGGAAAATTGAAAATCACCATCTCGAGTTTTACTCATTATCTTTATCATGTTATGTCCGTCCTTTGTGCGGACGAAGACTTCATCTCCAGGGTGGATAGGAGTGTTTGGCTCTATGACCACGTATTCTCCGGACTGGATTCTAGGCCACATGCTATCGCCTTTTACCTTCAATCCATAGGCGTCTTTATCCGCGCTATAGATCTGTAACCAGCCTGCATGGATTTCTAGCATATCTATCATTCCGTCTATCCCTAGAATAGCCTCTCCTACCACTGGAACTGCCCCCGGTCTGACAGCCCCTACATACTCTAATTCATTTTCATTAACGTCCTTTTCTCCATGTAGACCATCGAGCCACCCATAAGGTCGCTCCATAGCCGCTTCGATCCTTCTTGCCAGTTTGTCACCCACATTTCTGTGGCTATTTCGACCCAATAGCTGGCTCAATTGAGCAGGGCTTATCCTACACAGTTCAGCGAATGAGGCTTTAGTTGTGTGCCCATCTCGCTTGAGATATTCGATTATGAGCCGCTCAAGGTTTGATTTACGAATGCTTTTTATGTCCATGTAAAGATACTCTCATCATTTAGCAATGTGGTAAATACACAAAACGCTAAATGATTATTGCATTGTATTTAGCAAATCGCTAAAGTTGTTTCATTGCATAGGAGACCATGATGAACAACCAGCTACTTGCATGGCGTAAGTCCTCAACAAAAGAAGAATGGGTAGATCTTGCTGAAAAATCGGGTACATCTTCCGGTTACTTAAATCTCATCGCGTACGGCTATCGAAATGCTTCCCCACGCTTAGCTCTGGCGATTGAAACGGCTTCTAAGTCGTTTCCCGAAAAGCCAATTATAGCCAAAGAGCAGTTAGTTTTCAGATGTAGCGATAGCTAAATGAACGGTGGTTTTGAGGGAATGCCTTCTGATTTCAGCCAAGCAGATTCCTCTTGGATTCAGCAGCAGTTACTTAGCCTGACACCAACTACACGACAAAAAGCTATCCAGCGTTATGCAGCTGTGTATCAGGAGACGTTCGAGGCCGAACCCGTTTCGTACCGCAAGGAGAACCGGGCAAGGCATGAAGCAAACACAAGGCTTCGCCTGTTTGTGAGAAATCAGGGCAGAGCTTTACAGGGGTATACAACTCAGCCGCCCCTGGCAGGAACGCAATCGCGCTCCTGATTGGTACCGGGCTTAAAGGTGTCCGGTGGCTGAATCCCAAATCTCATTGCATTTTTGTACTAGTTAAAGAGTGCGCACAAAATTCAATGAGAGGAGGGGAGGGGGAGGAGTGCCCGTGTGTTAGTGCGAAGCACTGGAACAGGCTTTTCCAACAGACGGGTACATAGGTTAGGTAGATCTCGATCTAAAGGGGGATACCCCTGAAAAAACGGTTGTACCAGAAAGCTAGTACAAGATGGATAAAAAAGTATGAGTGAAGACCTGAAGCAAAATTTAATCACTCTCATGGAAGAGCGATTCATTCGCTCCGATGACAAAGTTGTTTTCGATTATGTGATGCAGAAAAAAATCAAGTCTCAGGGATACCACCTGCAACGCAATTTCAGCATCAGCATTAGCGGTGGTCGTAAAGGGTTTATTGATTGCCTGGTTACATCATCAGACGGCCAGCAGTGTGCCATTGAGGTCGATAAGAAGTCTCCCCGCAACCGTTCGTTGGTGAAGCTGGCTCAGCTACCTGAGGGGATGTCAGGTTTTGTCCTGCTCAGGGATGGTAAGCACCCTCTTCGATATAGCGAGAACGGAATTGACGTTATTCGTGCGACGAAATTTAAGTGAGTTGATTCGGAAGGGGGCTGGCAGCCTTTGGGGAGGCCGCCAGCCATGTGAGGAGGAATCCATGAAAACCACATCACAAAATTATTATCTCATCACTGCGGGGGCAGCACAATGCAGCTGACAATCACGCCGAATTTTGCACAGGAGCGTGCGCTAAACATGTTGCGCCGTGACTGGAAGGCAAACGACACCTTCATGGTGTACTCGCCAACCGGTAGCGGTAAAACGGGTCTGGCAGCCTTCATAGTTGCTGGTTTTGTCAGCCGTGGTATGCGCGTTCTGTTCTGTGTTCCGTACACCATCCTGATTGGTCAGACGGCTAATCGGTTTGTGCAGTATGGTTTACCTGGAGATGAAATCGGTTATATCTGGGCGGATCACCCGAACTACGATCCGGACCGGAAAATTCAGATTGCCAGCGCTGACACGCTTATTCGTCGTGTTTTTCCTGAAAATATCGATCTGCTGATTATCGACGAAGCGCACCTGCGTAAAAAACGCATCCTGAAGGATATCGAATGTCTGCGCGGCAAAGGCGTAAAGGTGATTGGCCTGTCGGGTACTCCGTTTTCTCCGTTCCTGGGCAAATACTATGACCGACTGATTAAGCCGACCACCATCGGCGAGTTAATCCAGCGTGGCGATCTGAGTAAATACGAATTTTACGCGCCAACTAAGCCGGATCTGAAAGGTGTTAAAACCACATCTTCGCTTGAGTACGGCCGCGATTACAACGAAACACAGCTGGCTGAAATCATGTGCGGATCTACGCTGGTGGGCGACATCGTACAGAACTGGCTGGAGAATGGTCGGGATCTACCTACCATCGCTTTCTGCGTCAACGTAGCCCACGCCAATTACCTGACAATCCAGTTTAACCTCGCAGGTGTTAACGCTGAGGTAATGACCGCAGACACTCCGGTAGATGAGCGCCAGACCATCATTCACCGCTTTGAAACCGGTGCAACGAAAATCATTGTTAGTGTGGGCGTTCTGGTGGCCGGCTTCGATAGTGACGTTCGTTGCATCATCTACGCCAGGCCAACAAAAAGCGAAATTCGCTGGTTACAGGCTCTCGGGCGTGGACTGCGCACCGCACCGGGTAAAGAGTCCTGCCTTATCTTCGATCACAGCGGCACCGTGCACCGTCTGGGTTATCCGGATTCAATCGAGTACGACGATCTTCCCGGTAAGTCTGACGGCATGGAGGAAAGCGCGCGCCGCGCAGCTGAGGAACGGGCCGAAAAACTGCCACATGAATGCTCTCAATGCCACTACATGAAGCCAGCTGGCGTCTATGTTTGCCCGAAATGTGGACACAAGCCGCTGCGAGGTGAAGACGTTGATACTGACACCAGCCGCAAACTTAATAAGCTGGGTAAAAATCAGCATCAGTCGACGAAGGCAGAGAAACAGTCCTGGTGGAGTCAGATCAAATTTTATCAGCGCCAGCGTGCTTCGCTGGGGCGTCCAGTCAGTGATGGATGGTGTGCTCACACTTTCAGGGAGAAATTCGGTGAATGGCCTGATGGGTTGAGCAGTTTCCCGATGGAAATAAGCCCAGAGGTAAGTAACTACATCAGACACAAACTGATCCGGTTTGCTAAAGGTCGTGAACGGACACGGAGGATGACGAAAAACTCATCCGAAGTGCTTTCTCTGCCACTGGTTGTTGGTGGCCGGTATGTTCCACCGGAAGGAAGTGAGGCTTGGCGCATTATGCAGGCAAAGCAACAACTCCAGAAAAATATAAACAGTCTGAGTCAGTAAGATGAAAACAGCAGATGCAGCGAAAGGCCGTTGGCCTGAAATATTAGAGCACTTCGGCTTGCCGCCGATAACCGGAAAAAATCACTTCAAGGGTGAATGCCCGGTATGCGGTGCACGTGGTAAGTTCAGAATTGATGACCGCGACGGTGCAGGAACGTGGATCTGTGTATGTGGTAGTGGCGATGGTATGAAACTTGTCACCCTGACACAGGCGAAGCCATTTAACGAGATTTGTACCGAAATAGACCGCCTGATCGGTAATGATTACCAACGGGTTAAAATCCCGGTAACCAGCAGCGCCACCAGCTTACGCAAACGGGTATTGAGCAAGTTTTCAAAACTGGAGGCACTGCGTGGTACATCCGGCGCAGCGTATCTTAATTCTCGTGGAATATTCAGTCTTCCTGCTGAGGCGATCCGGTTCAATGCCAGGCAGAGACACAACGGGAGTGTGTTCCAGTCTCTTTATTCACTTGCTACGGACGATAAAGGGGAGTTGTGCTATCTGCACCAGACTCTGCTTGATGGTGATAAAAAAGCAGATATCGGTAGCAGTGCAAAGCGCCTCAAATCCCTGCAGGAAGATAACTATCTGGATCACGCTCGTTCTGTAGCTATCCGCATGTTTCCTGTCGCCAGCACTCTGGGTATCGCCGAAGGCATCGAAACAGCGCTGTCAGCGCACCAGATTTATAACGTGAACACCTGGGCAACCATTAACAGCGGCTTTATGAAAAAGTTCCGCGTACCAGCTGGTGTTCTGCACCTGATTATTTTTGCCGACCGTGACGAGAACAGCGCCACCGGGCTGGCTGCGGCTTGCGAATGTGCTCATGCCAATCTGATGGCGAAGAATGACCTGCAGCGCGTGAGCGTGTACTGGCCGGATCACGATGATTTCAACAATATGCTCATGAACGGTGATCAGGTTCGAGAGCTGGTTTTCCATAAGAAAAAGGCGGCTGCGTAATGCGTACTGATAACAACGAACATAAAGTACTATTCACCATCCCGACGGAAGCGTACAGCTCCGCCCTCGCAAACATCAAGCCCCTGCCCGAGCAGAGGAGAATCACCGGGCATAAGCAGACTGATGCTTATCTTTGGGTGCTGGAGGTTATCCGTCTGAACGAACCCGCACATCTGGATGCTGCTGAGGCCGCGCTGGTGAAAATTAAAATTTCCCCAAAAGAGGCCCAGGAACGCTATTCGCGTTATCTGCTGGCGAATGGTGGCGATCCTTTCCAGATTGCTTTCGGTACCATCGGCATGGATAACCCGGCACAGGCAATCAGAAACGCCAGGGAGAATATCAAAAAAGCAGCATCAGTCAGGGCTATGTTTGGTAGCTATGAAGCAGCACTCGAAGATGTGGAAGCCGAGCGAGTGATCAAGTCTTCCCAGAAATTTATCGACGATCATCTCTGGGGCTGGACTGCAGCCGAGAAGAAAGCGGGCAGCATTGACGGTATCCGTATGAATGAAATTGATGATCAGCGTCGTGCATATGTTGATGGTTATCGTGATGTACTGCCAGAGCCTCATACATTGTCAGATGTAGTTCGTGAGTTTGTTTACTGGGACTGGCTCTACAGTGTTCGCCACACTGCGACTAAAGAACAGGGCGATGAGTATGGTTACTCTGAGCATCACGAATCGGTATATGACCGCGAGCGCTACCTTGAAAAATTGCTGATGACCATCAAACCGGTGACACGGGCTGAAGCCGTGGAGGTGTGTCGTTGGTTTTTGGCAAGCGGAAAGGGCGAATATATGAAAGACAATGGCGAGGCGGTTATTCTTAATCTGGTTGGGGAGTGTGAATAATGAAGCTTGAGGTATCGCTAAAATACTTCAGTCCTCAGGGAATGTATATCGGCGACGATGTGAAAGGAACCTCTCCGGAACGTCTTACAGGCACCGATGTTATGGCGGCTATTGGTACCACCAGCAATCGTGAGCGGTTTGGCCTGGCGGCCTTCTTCGGGAAGGCCGGTATCAGCAAGACTGATGAGCAGATGGCAGTCCAGGCGCTGGCGCGTCACGCGATGAAAATTGCACCGAAGAATGTGCGTAAAGCAGCTGGTGGTGAATTTGGCTGGTGTATGCTGGTACTGGCTCAGTTTGCTTTTGCTGAGTATTCCCGATCGGCGGCCACCAGCGTAACATGCCATAGTTGCAGTGGTACCGGACTAACACCCCGTAAGCAGGTCATTCGTAAGGTTTCATACCCATGGGGTAAAGCACCATATTGGGCCAGTCGCTCCCGTGCTGTTCGACCGTCAGACTGGGAGAAATGGACAGAGGTAACGGAAGTTGTACCAGTCGTTTGCGATGTATGTAAAGGGAAGGGAGTGATAAGTGCCAGGTGTAGTTGTGGTGGAAAGGGAGAGGTACTGGACCGCAAAGCCACAAGCGAGCGTGGTGTGCCAGTGTTTAAAATCTGCGAACGTTGCAGCGGAAATGGATTTTCCACGGTACCGTCTACCACAGTATATAAAGTTGTACTGAAGCGGATACCCGAGCTACATGTCAGGACATGGACACGTAATTGGAAGCCGTTTCTTGATTCTCTGGTTGACATTTGTCACCAGGAAGAGCGTAAGGCCGATATTGCTTTTCAGAATGTGACAAGTTTTGGTGATGATGTGAACTAAACTTAGGCTTTTTGCGACATTGCACTTGATTTTGTCCTAATCTGTCATGTATTCTTTTGAGCATGCGGAATAATGCGTAAATGATTTTGATAGAAGCCCCTTTCGGGGCTTTTATCATTTCAGCCCGTTTAAAAAGCGTTCGAAATTATGGAATTCAAGTTCATCCGCTGTCGATGAGTATTTTATTTTGTTTGCGATGGGACGCAGATTTTTTTTAGTTAGGAATTTACTGGCTTCATGTTTCAGTTTTTTTAATCGCTTGATTCGTTCTTCGATTGAACTGGCAATTTTGGCAACATTAGAAATTTCTGGGCTTGGGGCTGTTTGTAGATCAATACACTGAATTTTTTTTAGATCTTCTTTGAGCGCAACAAAAAAATCACGAAGATTGTTTTCTGGTAAAAGAACATGACTAAATGATACTTTTCCTATGTAGAATTCACTTATTGCTTCTCCAGACTCGCGCATGTGTTCATTCATTGCGAACAGAATTGTTTTGGTATTCTTATCAGTTTCCACTTCAGAAAGGGTTACAAGGCCTATCTGGCTCTTGGTCAAAAAACGAATTTCTGTAGCACCAAGTCTTCCGGAGTAATTGGAATTTTTACTATTTTCGATGGTAGAAGATAGATAATCTATTGTGGGTTTGATATTTCGTATCGTTTCAATATTTTTTTGCCACGCTTCACATTTACTTTTTGCGGTACTAATAATTTCCCGATTGGTTTCGAGTTGCATAAATTTATTGAAACTAAGAACGTTTTCACCAAATTCCACACCAAATTCGTTTTTACCACATTTATTTCCGATGTTGGTTTCAATGCCACTAGATGTTTTTACAATATAACCCATTTGATGTGGTTGGTTGCAACCAGTTAAACCACAGTGGATTTCTTCTTTAAATTTGTAGTAACCAATTATCTCCTCAAGTTGTTGAACTCCTTTGTCTATAGTGGTGACAAAGTTTGGTCTGGATATAATTTCCTCCCAGTTTTCAAGTTTCTAGATGCCGTTTTCAGTTCTGAGAAAAATCATGAATCGCTCCATTTGAAAGTGGACCGTTTATTTTATCGGCATAAAAACGAGAACACCACAAGTTATTTTATTACCGAATACTTGGTGAAGAGGGGTAACTTCGCCACACAGCTTAAACCCGCCGCCTGGCGGGTTTTTTGCGCCCAAAAAGCGGCACAGGACGTTAAACGCGCTGGTGGTTTCGAATACCGGTCTTTCAGCTTGCTGGCTTTTTAGACAAGAGCTATTGGTATGTTACGTTAACCAGAAAAGGGAAAAACACACCACTGGCTCGAGGCCATGTATGTATCACAGAAGTGACTGACTTAGTGAATATAAAGGTCTGCGCCAGTATTTTTGTGTGATAGTGTTATTACCGTACACTGATATGTGGACGAATAAGCCAGATCAATTTTACCCGGGTAAGTATTCTTGTGAAAAAACATCCGTAATTTGTGCTGGTAGTCATTCAGTGGACCTGGTAGCGGATTTCTTCATTGGTTCAGGCTCAGCCATAAAAGCTGTTATGGCGTCAGGGAGTTGTGCGACGGGCGCTGAACAGAAAGCTGAGAGTTTTCAGAAGATAATGCAGTACATCAGTGATAATTTCGGGTAGAAATAAAATGTTAAGTCAATCACGATTTTGTCGATTAATCGTTGTGTTATTTTAGTGCAATTTGTTAAAAAGTCCCAGCATGGTGAATCCCCCTCAGCGGCGGGGCATAATGACCGTCAGGTTGGGTTGCATTAGCGAGAGTAGCAAGCAGCGGATTCTGTCTGGTCATTGCAGAATTCACCGGGAGGCACCCGGCACCATGTATTTTCAATATTTTATTGATTATTCTCTTTTTCGGAATACTCTGGTTATGTTTTCCTGTAACTGATAATTAAATCACATTTTGTGTAAATGTATATTGTCTGAACGGGATAAGTTCAGTATCTTCTGAATGTATGGCGAATCCCCCTGTGCGGCGGGGCGTACTGATTTAAGTAGTCATCCAAGAATGCAGCTGAATGAAAACGCGCTCCATATTAATCAGTGGTGGAGCACCGGGAGGCACCCGGCGCCATACCGATGATGAAAATAAATGCGTCCATCAGCCCCTCTCCGGAGGGGCTTTTTTATGGGCAAAAAAAGCCCGCTACGAATGGTAACGGGCTGCACAAAATAACAAAATGTGAAGTATTCTAATCAGCCGCTGAATAATACCCGACAGTAATTAATCTGTGCAACGGCGCTTTTTCCCGCCTTGCAGGCACCGACTCTCTCATTTGATTTAACGCATTATCCCGTCCGGGAGGGTTCATGACATTTAAATATTATGATGTGGTTTCGGCCAGAACAACTGATGAATTAAAGCGGAAACTGAACGAAAAAATCCGTGAAGGATGGCAGCCTTATGGAACAATATCTGTTTCATCTGTGAGTGGTACTGAAGACATATATCATCAGCCAGTTGCTGCTGAGGGGGAGGTGAGTACGCCGGTGATACGTCCTGATGCAGGTGATGATTCATCTGTGGCTGTCTCCGGATCGCCTGATTATTACTACGTGGTGGTACTGGCGGGGCAGTCAAATGGCATGACCTATGGTGAAGGGCTTCCGTTACCGGATTCATTTGACCGCCCGGACCCACGGATTAAGCAACTGGCACGCCGCAGCACGGTCACGCCAGGCGGTACGACGTGTAAATACAATGACATCATTCCGGCAGACCACTGCCTGCATGATGTGCAGGACATGAGCGGGATAAACCACCCGAAAGCTGACCTGAACAAGGGGCAGTATGGTTGTGTGAGTCAGGGGCTGCATATTGCCAAAAAACTGCTGCCTTATATCCCGCAGAATGCCGGGATACTTCTGGTGCCCTGTTGCCGTGGCGGCTGAAAAAATCAGTGCCGGTCAGTCAGCAGAGCCAAAGTCCACGTCCCTCCCGTAATCACATCTCACAGCGAGAAAAACCATGACAGAAATGAAAAAACTGGTCACTGCTGATGCAGTGAGATCTGCGCTGCGCACTGAAGAAGTCCGCGGGACGCTGAAAGCATCTATCCGTAAAACGTTTGAGGCTCAGATTGATGCTGATGTGGAAGCGATTCTGGATGAGCTTACCGGACCTGCTGAGGGGGCATCTGCGCCACAGGCAGGGGATGGTGAGAATACGGCAGATTCTCCGGTGGAAAACAGCAGCGAACAACCTGAGGCACAACCCGGTGGTGAGGAACAAGCAAATGATGTTCTGCAGCCGGAACCAGCAACCATGTTGTGATACATGACGCACAGGCCACCAGCATATCGCGGTGGTCTTTTGTTATCGTGCACTTCCGGTGAACGGGAGGCGGAGATATGTACCAGATGGAAAAAATCACAACAGGTGTGTCATACACCACGTCTGCGGTGGGGACGGGATACTGGTTTCTGCAGTTGCTGGACAGGGTATCCCCGTCTCAGTGGGCGGCAATAGGCGTGCTGGGGAGTCTGCTGTTTGGTCTGCTGACATACCTGACGAACCTGTATTTCAAAATTAAAGAAGACCGACGCAAGGCGGCGCGGGGAGAGTAGGTGATGAAAAAACAATACGAACTGGTTGTTAAAGGGATAAATAATTACGGGGATAAGGTTACTGTTACTGTGAAGCCGGAAGGTGACGGGCAAGCGTCGCTGTTGTCGCAATATGTGGTGATTGATCTTGATCGTGTTGAAGGTGCCCCGCTGGAGTGTTACGAAGCTGAGGCGAAAAAGCAGGCGAAGCAGTTTTTCATGGATGTAGCTGCCGGGTTATGTGGAGGGGATGAGCAGTCGCCGGAAAAGCGCCCCATAATTTTAGAGGCGCAGAATGTGTGGATAACCTACAGAGGAAAACTACCGGGAAGAATTACTGGTTCTCTGAAGACGCCACCGACGGCATTGCGGTCAGAAAAAGATGATATTGAATCGCTCATTGAAAAACTGGAGGGCAGCGTCGCTGA